CTTTGCTCCGCTTGGAAAGTTCCAGAGCTTCTCTACTTCTTTATACTTACATCCGGGAAATGCTTTTGGGTACAGTTCTCGGCTCTTGTCTATTAGTTCTCTCAGTTCTGGCATAGAGCGCCTGAGTATTAAGGCTCTGTGTGCTGACCTGTGTGCAAAACGAAGGGGGTCAATAATCATAGCATATGACTTACCACCCCCCGCTGCTCCGCCGTACAAGACATCCGTTTCACCAGCGGCCAAAAAATCTTCCTGCGGCCCTACATTAGCCTTAAAGATTACATCCTCTTGTGCTGCAGCTTGCAATGCTGGTGGGATGTTTTCCAACTCTTCGGCGCTTACGAGTTTTGGTGCTTTCTCGTTTTCGAGTTTGTCGAGAGTCTTTTTAGTTTTGCTTATAGACTTCTTGTAATTATCTATTTTGTTTTGCGCTGCTTTTAGTTTCTTTTCTTTTTCTTTTACGCTGCGCTTTGCACTTTGTTTAGCTTTTGTTTCCGAGTGGTAGGTGTAACCTCTACCTTGTGAGCCTAATGGCCTTCCTCCTTTCTTGCGTGGAGTTCCATCAGTCTTAAGTTTAAAATTCCCTTCTTCATCGGTTAAGTAGTTTTCGGGGTTTATGTCCCAATCATTCTTTTCGCTGTTCGGCAATTTTCTTTAACCCCATATGTGAGATTGAGCGTCCAGTCTCGTGAGTCAACCACATGCTGCCTTCTCTTAGGCTTAGTGTCTTGTCTCTAATCATCGGTAGCACTTTATTCAACACGCTTAGTTCTGCGGGTATTGCTTCTAACATTTGGTTATTGGACTCGCTTAGCTTATAACCAAACGGAATAGTGCTACTCGACCTCCGAATATTCTCCATCTATCACTACCTCTTTCTTGGCGGGTATAATAAATAAACCTCCACCTGCGTTTACGTTTACATCGAGGCGTTCTGTTTTACCTAAGCCTACACGGTCTAGGATTTGCTGTGCAGCTTGTATACGCATGTTAGCTTGTGGTACTGGTTCTGTGCTATCCATTATCTGGATTAGCTTAGAAGCTGCTTTAGGTGCATTGAGAGCTAGTATGTTTGTAGCTATATCTAGTATTTCAGACTTCAATGCTTTTACTACAGCGTAATGTGTACCTTCTGCATAACCAGCTAGTTCTGCTGCATGCTTAACATCTCCACCACAAGAAGTAAGATTATCCAAGAAGGATTGTTGTTTTGTGGTAAGTTGTTTNTCAGGCATTCAGACTTCCTAGTCTTTTAAACTGTATATACTCTAGTATACCCGTAATATAGGGGTTTGTCAAGTTTTTTATTACTTATTTTTATAAAAAAAACTTGACAAGTGGTCGATTTACGGGTATAATAGACATTAAGCCCCCCGGGTTTATAGCATATGTATACTGCACACCTCCCTTTAAAGCCTTGATAGCCGCCCAACTACCCCGCTTCCCTCCCCCTTTGAAGACTTTTAAGCTGCGGGGCTATCTGGTTTACATGGCATATCTTCGTAAAATGTATATGATTGTATATATATCCCAGTACCCCCCCATGGCAGCTTGCCCACCCTCTGAAGTCTCTCAAGACTTCAAAGTTTTTCCAGAGATTCCATAGAATCTTAATGCGTCATCACAGGCTATGATGCCTGAAAGACTTTAAAAGTCTTAGAGCCGACCTCCTAGATTTTCTAGTTTACAAAACTAGAGAGAGATGCAAAAGTTTTTAAAGCTTTAGCTTTACTCCAGAGACTTCCAATCATTTCAACAACTTACAAACTTTTTAGTCTACGACTAACCAACCTCCCTTGAGACTTTTAAAGTCTCCTTAGATTCTATCGCCTGCAGGAAAATCCCGATAGGGATTCGCCAAGAATTTTAGTAACCTTATAAGCTATAAAAGCTTATAAGGTTACTAATAAAGTATCCTTATATTTAATATTTAAAAAGAAGTTCAGAATGAACTTTTTAAATATTAAATATAAGGATACTAAAATGCTGACTTCAAACTTCAAAAACATCGACGCTAACCAAATTGCAACTGCCCGTCAAGTCTATGGTGTTGCCTGTCATTTTGCAAACATCCATGCCAAATCTCCATCGGAGAGATACGGATTGACCAAAGTTTTCAATGCGGTGATAAACAAGTTNTACAAAGACGCTGATAGCTTTATGACTCATGGCGATGTCTCTGAGTTCAGAGAATGGGATTGTGTTCCAGAGCAATTCAGCCACATGATAAAAGCTACAAAGAAGCCAAAGGCTTCCAAGAAGCCAAAGGCTAAAACAGATTGGTCTCGACCCTCCAAAGAGGCTTTAGATATTGTTGCTAGAGTAGAAGCAAAGCAAAAAGCTTCAGCGAAGCCAAAGGCTACCGCGAAAAAAGAAACTCTAACTAGCCGAGTAGATTCTTTGGAATCTAAAATGGATAAAATCCTTGAGATTCTATCTGCTAAATAAAATATATTTAGTTAATTTATATAGCCTATTACGAAGTAGTAGGCTTTATTAAATTAACTCTGAAACAAAAGGCTCGAAGATTATGTATAAAGTTATATTTGATGGTAATGTAATGCTCTGTAAAGATTTAGAAGATGCTACTGAAACTGCCATGCATTTAAGAAATGCTGAATATAGTTTAGTGGAGGTTATCCCTGCAGAGCCAACTGACATAGATTCTTTTATCGAAGTGGAGGTATGAATGATTATTCTTGACTTGTCTTTTATAATAGTGTTATCCTTATCTGGACTTATAATTTATTTGATTGGTAAGGAGATAGACTTATGAAAAAGATTTATACAGTTTGGGCAGGAGGTATCGAAGTAAATCAATACTACATCACCAAAAGTGAAGCAGAAAAATTAGCGGCTATTTATAAAGCTGAAGGTTATAATGACGTTTACATTGAAAAGGTATAGAGTTATGAAAAAAGTTGATTTGTTTTACACCCCGACTAGCATGAAAGACTTAGAAGATAGACTTGAAAGCTATTCAGGTTCAGAAAAAGCAGTGGCTTGGCTAGGGGCAATGATGGCTTGGAATCTGGCTTGTAAGATAGTCGAAGATGCAAAAGAAACAGAGGTTAAATAATATGATAGAACTACAAAAGACTTTAAAGTCACGTTTAGATGCTGATTTGATTAGCACTTGTGGTATACTACGAATCTGTATCAGTCATCGTCCTAAAAATCCTGATAATTTTAAACCTGAAGGTGAATATATGTTACATAGTTGGGGAGATGAGGGCGGTCAGATGGATATATTCTGGGGTCACTACGACCTTACAGTTAAAGAGGCATTAGATTTATGGGATGCCAAACTTAATCAACAGATTAAATGGTTTAAATAATTAATATATACCCTATTACTTAATGACTTATAAGTTAGTAAGTTCTTACGAACTAACTTATAAGTCATTAAGTTATAGGGTAACTCAACGCCGAGGAAATGCCGATGTTTCATACACACTGCAAAGCTGTACAAGAATATTCTCAACGTAGTGCTTACAATATGTCAGATACTATACTCATGGTAGTTCTAAGCATTCAACAAAACTGGCTCAGTGTTGGAGACCAGATGGCTGATGTAAGATTAAATAAATCTGAGTCCCGATTCTTATGGGGCAACAAAGCTAAAACATATAGTTATCTTAAGTCCAATCAACATAAAATATATGCTCAGGTTATGGCGGTAATCAATGGAAAGCAAACAGACTTTATGAAGTCTATATCGCTGATGAATATATTCTTAAGGGTTGATGGCTTGGGCTTAGCTAAAGCAGGTTTCTGTTGCCAGTTGATAGCAGGTTTAGTTGGCTGCATGGATACTCATAACATTAGAATGTATGGGCTTGACACAAAAGACTTATCGCTATCCAAGAATCCTAAGACTCAAAAGGGTACTGATGCTAACAATGCCAAGATAGATAAATATGTAGAGTTGTGTGCTGACTATGGCTGTGAGAATCTTTGGAATTCTTGGTGTAACTTTGTAGCTACTAAATCTAAGCGGTGGCAGGACGGCAACCACGTATCTGAAGTACATTATACTTACCTAACTGGAGGCTATTGATATGGCAACCGAATGGATTACTGATGCAGAACTTAAAGAAGCTAATGAAAAAGCTATGAAAATCTTCGATATCTTTTACTCTGAAGCAGTAGAGGCTGAAGAAATTTGGACTGAGATAATAGTGAACAACAAATACTTTGATATTAATTGTTGGGATGAAGGTATCGAGGATGGCTATGAAAACAGAGAGGGTGCAGTGCATTGCATTCTTCATCGTGTAGTAGAAGATGAGGCAGGTGTTCGCTCTTGTGATGGCGACACTTACATAAAGCTATTTACTTGTGATAAGAGGCTGGCGGGATGAAGTATTATATTATTGACCATGCAACTGGAGATATTCTACGCTCAACTGATGATAATAGTGGATACCCTAATGTTTTGGAGACTATTTCAGGTGGGACACTAGATTATTGGACTTATGTAAAATTACCGGAAGAGCGAGAGGAAGAGAACTATGATGGAAATTGAAGGGCTAACTCAAAAAGAAATAGTGGCGGCACAGTTTGACGCTCTGTCTCGCTTAGGGGATGAGAGAACCTATGCTCAGAACTTGCTATACGACAAGGTAAAAAGGGAGCATCTATCCAACCTCCATATGCAGGGATTGGAAAGTCTCTATACTTCTAGACCGTTTACTGAGCATGCAAGAAAGATTATGCGTACTCAAGCAGTTGAATTCATGGCTAATGTTTATGGGGTGGAGTTATGAGTAATGAATTTGAAGATTGGCGCGAAGACTTTTACGAGGTTCGAGTGTTCGCCTCAAAACCAATTGAGTTTACTATGACAGTCAAAGCAAACGATGTGGACGATGCTGTTAAAGAGGCAAGGAAAATGCTTGATAAAATGACCGATGACGACATAGTTGCCCATGATAATTATGCTGAAGCTCTCAGCTACGACTCTGGCGACTGGTGCGTTACAGATATTGAAGAAGCGTTCGGGTTTGAGAATACACCGGAGGATTTNATCCAAGCCAAGTTAGTGGCGTGGAACGTGGAGGACGAATGATGAAACTATCTAGTGCCCCATTTAACTTAGACGATAAGGCACATCTCAAAGTTCGGTACATTTTTGAGCGCAGCGATACCGAACTAGAGAACGCTGTTTTAGATTTAGTTTGCGGTGAAAACAAACGCTTTTATCCGCAGGAATGGGAAGCAGTTATACAGCATATAACTTCTTCTGACTTAACTGTAGGACAATACATTAAACCATATGTACAAGGAGCATAGCTATGGAGTTACCAACTGAAGAAGAGTTTACTGTCGTCTGCTCAGAACATCTCTGGACTTTCACGATGGAGTCAGACTTAAATAAAGCTATGAAGGGCTTAAAGAATTATCACTACATGAAAAAGGTTATCAAGGAAGGAGGCTCCAAGTATAAAAAAATACACAGGAAAGCATTTGAAAACTTCATTGATAGAACAAAAGAAATAGGTGCAGGCCATGTCGACTAAAAGCCCTGAAGACTTAATGATTTTAGAGTCTATAATAACTCAAGTAATATCTCAAATACAGGTGGATATATATGAAGGAGAGTTTGAACCACTGTTTGAAATGCTATCTTTTGTTGACCTAAATATTTTAAAAGGTTATTTAAGTGAAGCAGAATTTCAAGAAAAATTAAGATGGAATTAAATAAAACAAAAGGATAACTAAATGACTTATAAGTTAGTAAGTTCTTACGAACTAACTTATAAGACATTAAGTTATTATACCACAAAACAACGACGACTGTCAAGTAAATTTAAACAAAAAAGGTAATAAAATTATGGAAACTTTATTCAACTTAATCGCAAAATCAACACACTCATTAGCTTTTAGCGGAAAGAAAAACGGTACAGTATTTGGAAAGTCTTTCATTGTAAGAAAACGAACAAGCAAGAACCGCTTTGAGGTTAGCAAGGGAGAGTGTTTCAATATCTTTCATTGCTACAAGTGGGCTTTCTATGTTCAACACAAACAGTCTCGAAGCATTAGCTTCAAGAACATCAAAGATATTAATGGCGTTGAAGGAGTACAATCATAATGACTATCATGCAAATGTTTCCAAACAACTCAGCACTTCAAGCCNTCCGAGAGGGTGGCTATGGCTCAGCAGATTTTGATATAGCAACAGCNCCTTTAATTTATTTAGATGCTTATGAAAGCTCCAAGTCTATTATCTATCGTACAGATACAGCTCAAGAGCTAGGGGTTCATGGTCATGGCTATAAGCCAGTGGCTCCCAAGAAGATGATAGATGTTACCCGTAATATTATTGAGCGTTCAGGGCTTAGCGTTGACGGCATCGAAGAGATTATCAGGACTTCTCACAACGGCTCAAGAACTTTTGTGCAATACAAGTTACCTGCTCATACTTATAATACTCCGGATGGTGACACTGCATCCCTTGGTCTGCTTGCAGTGTCAAGCTTTGACGGGACTTGGCCGTTTATGATTAGTGCTGCAGCTATACAATGTGCTTGTACAAACCTCCAAGTTTTTATTGGTGGTGAGGTTGCAGTCTTTAAAGCTAAACATACTCGCAACTTAAACATTGAGGTAGGTGCAAGCGTTGTAACTAAAGCTCTAGATGTTTTCGAGAATCAACGTGACTTGTGGGGTAAGTGGAGCAATGAAAAACTAACAGACTTTGATGCTTTCTTAAGTATTGTACAGGCTTTAAAAGCTGACTCAGCCCAAAAGATTATTGACGATACTTACTGGAGAACAGGTGAAGAAATAATCCGTCTTATGCCGAGGTCTAACCCATCTCTTGAATACATCTTCAGTGCTTGGCACAAGTACAAGACACGCTTAGGTTCTAATCGTTGGGCTTTGTTTAATGCTATGACCGACTGGTCTACTCATGCAACGGCACAGCGTAAGGATGCTGTAGTTAATATAGCTTCAACACAGAACACTAGACAAGCACTTGTTCAGCACCACTTTTCAAAAGCAGCGTAATAAAAACTTTACTTTTACAACAACTTGTGGTATAATGCCACTTCATTTTAACACCAACCAATAGGATAAATACTATGCCAATATTATCAGGAACAGCTTACTGGGCAAGCGTAACAACCCCTAACACCACTTATGACCCAGTGTACACAGTAAACTTAGTGGTCGATGAAGACACTGCAGAGAACTTTCGCTCCGAAGGTTTCACAGTGAAGGACATGGATGAAGGCCCTGCAGTAGTGCTTAAGCGTAAAGTTCATGGCCCTAACGGGATGATTCGCCAAGCCCCTAAGCTTGTAGATGCTCAGAAGAATCCAATCGACGAGCGTGTAGGTAACGGCTCTTCAGTTAAGGTTCAGTACAAGGAGTGGGAATCTGTATACAAAGGAAAGACTTTCAAAGGTCTAGACTTTCAAGCTATGCAGGTTTTAGATTTAGTATCTGTCGGTTCCGTTGACGGTTCCGAGTTCGATGTAGAAGACGAAATGGAGGAAGCTATCTAAATGAAAACATATAGGCGAGACGGTATCTCTTACGATGTCAGCTTGCTTGACGAAGAAGCCCAAGGATTATTCGGGCTTCTTCAACAGGCAATGATAAAAGTAAGAGGAGCAAGCGATGAGGTTCAGTTGTTCCAAGCNGGCGCTCAACACATTAAAGTTTTATTTGAAGATAAGCTTACGGATGAAGCTATCACCGAAGAAGAGGATATGGAAATTGCAATCGAAGGTTAATAACGAGGTGACAAAATGTCGTTTGTTAAATTTCATTTGCCCTGCAATTCTTGTGGGGGCAGTGACCCAGTAAGCCAGAACGCTGATGGGTCTGCGTATTGCTTTAGCTGCAATACTTTTTTTAAAGACTACAGCACACCGGAAGTGCAACAACAAGATACCGTAACGGACTTTACAAGGTATCAGCCCAATGGAACAGGTAGCGGAAACAGCTACAACGCCTTAACCGATAGAGGTATTAGTATTGATACAGCCAAAAAGTATGGCGTTAAATCTACTACCCTTAACGGCAAGGTAACAAGCCACCACTATCCTTACTTTCACAAAGGAGAAGAAGTAGCTACAAAAGTTAGAAAGCTTAACAAGCAATTTGCTTGGAAAGGTAACTCAAAAGAAACAGGGCTGTTTGGAGAACAGTTGTTCAAAGCAGGCGGTAAGTTTATTACATTAGTAGAAGGAGAGTGTGACGCTATGGCGGCATACGAACTGCTCGGAAGTAAGTGGCCTGTAGTATCAATCAAGTCGGGAGCGCAGGGAGGCGCTCGTGATGTCAAGAATAGCTTAGAGTTTTTAGAGTCTTTTGACACAGTTGTGATATGTCTTGACTCAGACCCAGTTGGCAAGGAAGGGGCTAAGGCAATCGCCAAGCTGCTCACGCCAAACAAAGCTAAGCTAATGACACTCCCCGAAGGATTCAAAGACCCTAACGATATGCTCAAAGACCGCAAGCATTCCACGTTTGTCAATTGTTTTTGGGATGCAAAAGTCTACACCCCCTCTGGGATTATGAATCTATCCAACCAGTTAGACGAATACAAGCGTTTACGTACAGAAAAGCTTCCGTCAATCCCGTATCCTTGGAAGGGCTTAAACACTAAGCTAGAGGGCATGAGAGCCGGAGAGTTGATAACACTGACTGGCGGTACTGGACTTGGTAAATCTTCTGTGACCAGAGAACTTGAACACTGGCTCATCAACCACACTAAAGATAATGTAGGTATCGTAGCTCTTGAGGAGAACTGGAGCCGAACTGCCGAAGGTATCATGGCTGTCGAGGCCAACGCTAAGCTTCATCTAGACAGCGTTAAGAACAAGGTCGGAGACGACAGGCTCGAACAATACTACCGCAAGGTATTCATGGGAGAGAACGAGGGTCGTGTTTGGATTCATGCTCACCTTGGTGTCAACAACCTAGAAGATATATTCAGCAAGCTGCGCTACTTGATTGTAGGCTTAGACTGTAAGTGGGTTGTGGTTGACCACCTTCATATGCTTGTGCTTCAAGCCTTGGAGGGTGATGAGCGTAAAGCTATTGACGGTATCATGCATAGGCTTCGCTCTCTAGTTGAAGAGACAGGTGCAGGTATGATTCTAGTCTCACACCTTCGTAGAGTTGACGGCAATCGTGGACATGAAAATGGTATTGAAACAGGACTATCGCATCTTCGAGGCTCTCAGAGTATCGCCCAGTTGTCAGATTGTGTTATATCTTTAGAGCGCAACCAACAATCAGACGACGAGATAGAGGCATCCACTACCAAGGTTCGAGTGCTTAAGTCTAGATATACTGGAGATGTTGGAGTAGCCTGCAGTCTTTTGTACGATGCCGACACTGGAAGACTAGAAGAAGTTAATGACGGTGATAACTATGATGCCTTTGACGGAGACGAACTATGAGTAACCTAGTGTTTGACATTGAGGCAGACGGCCTCGACCCCACTAAGATATTCTGTATTGTTGCTCAAGATGTAGACACGATGGAAGTGTTTAAGTTTGACAACACTCAACTCGAAAAAGGCTATGGTCTCTTAAGAGCTGCAGATAAACTAATCGGTCATAACATTATTGGTTATGACCTTCCGGCCATCAAAGACATTGCTGGACTTGACCTAAGCAACAAGAAGATTGTAGATACACTTGTACTTTCTAGATTGTTTAAACCTACCCGTGAGGGTGGTCACGGCTTAGAGTCTTGGGGCTACCGCCTCAAGTTCAACAAGGGTGACTACGGTGCTAACCAAGATGCTTGGGATGCGTACTGTCCTGAGATGCTAGAGTATTGTAAGCGTGATGTAGAACTGAACACTAAAGTATATCAGCAGTTGCGTGTCGAGAGCCGAGGCTTCACACCTACCGCAGTAAAGCTTGAGCATTCAGTTGCTAAGATTATAGATG